AGAGTAGGTATTTTTAGGGACAGATCCTGTCACTAACAACCCAGTTGTTGGGTTAGCATTACCTAAAATAGCGAGCGTTTTAGGGCGCTTAACAGTTACAGTAAATGGACTTGATGGCGAATGAGAAGTTACATTCGTTTGGGTCCCACCCAAGGCAGTAATAGCAAATTGCTTGCTATAAATGTCGGGAGCAGTATCACTAGTCAACGTATACGTTGGTGTTGTGAGACCGGTTACTGTAGCACCAGTTATTACCTGGCCATTCGTTAACGTAATCATAGTATTTATAGTCCTTAATTTGACTTTTTGCCTAGTAAAATCGCAATTAAATAGGACGCCTGTCGAAGACCGGCTGAAATCCCAATTAACGGCGGACGGTCAATCAGATAAGCTTCAGCAGTAGTATTAGAAATAATACGAGCCAAAGTAGTCTGTTCAAATGACGATGTTCCCGGTTGGTAACTGCCGCGGTTCCAAGTGTTGACCCAGGTCGTGTTCCACGCCGATGTGGCGCGGGCCGTGACTTTGGTCCTCCTAGAATAGACAACAGTCCCTTCAGGTAACATATCATTCGGTTGATAGTAATCAATCCAACCTCCTATATTGATAAAATAATCAATCGCCCAAGAAAAGGGTACTAGGTTCCAAGCGGACTTTGCAAGTTCGTAAGGATTACCTAGCGTTAGGAAATGGAGAGCTTCTTTGATCAAGTCAAGCAAGCTTGTCGTGTCAAACGGCGTAGAACGAGTCTTACCGATGATCGTACACCTGCAAGAAAATTCGGTTTTACCATCCCAATAGATCCATAAAGGACTACCAGAAGCTTCCCCGATATCTTGCACGTAACTTAACGTGACATGTTGATCGGTTTTCGCTTCGCGATGGCATCGAGATATCGCATATTTAGGCGATAAGCGCTGTAAAAGCACCTCGATGTCAGCAAGCAAGGGCCGAAACATAAAATTATATTGGACCCAAGCACTGGATAAATCTTTGACGCTTCGCGCAAAGAAGAGAGTCTTAATAAAATCAATAAGTGGGCCGATAAAACCCATAATGATTGACTTCAT